AGAATTAGTCTTTAGGGCGACTGTTAGGTTGTTGCTGGCAACAGTTACGGATAGTTTGCCGTTCTGTAAAAACCCCTCTGGCGGATAAAAGTTGGTACTATAAAAAGTGAGTGGCGGTGTAATAGTTCCCGTTACCGCACCATTTATCACGGGGGTGGTTAGGGTTTTGTTGGTTAGGGTTTCTGTACCTGTTTTTGATACAGCTTTATCGGTGCTTGTTACCCCTGAAAGTTTATAGTCATGACTTGTAGTAACTGCTGAACCATCTATACCAACCTTGACCTCAAGATTGTTTAAGTGTTTTGCCAGCACATCAGTAGTACCATCTACTGCACTTGTTAAGGCTGTCGGAAAGTCTGCCATTTTATTTTACCTCCATTGTATTGACTTGGGAAAATTGCTGTCCGCTAGAAGAATAGACAGTAGATCCGTATTTTATAGATCCGAATTTATGTAATCCATACCTTCTGTCGTCAGCAAGGGTATGTGTACCTGTAAACTGAATAGAAGAAACTTCCCCAGGTCTAATATTTAACGAGGATGCGTTACCAGGCTTTATGTTTATTGTGCTAATCGACATATTGTATCTGCTAATCCTTCCATAGTTTTATGATACTCATATTTTTCAACATATTCAACCGAAGCAATGCCCCTTGCTTTAGCTTCTTCCTGGTGATCGTAGACATATCGCATTGCCGAGGCTAGTTGGTTTATATCACATCTAACAAAATTTCCCTGGTTCTCCCAGCTATCATATCTGGCGGGTATCTTAATGTTGGCAGTTACCCCATACATATAATCACTATTAAGAAAGTCCATGTGTGAATGTCCTGAACTAAGAATTACGGGAAGTCCACAAGCCATAGCTTCTAGCGGGGGCAAAGAAAAACCCTCCCCATGCGAAGGAAACACAAAACAGTCGGCCAAAGAAAGGATATCCGGCATACACTTATGGGGCAACTCGCCACAAATTATCTTCACATTTCCTGGTATGAACATATCTGTCGTCATCTGACATACTTTACTTGGTTGAATTATGGTCTTAAAGACCAGTTGGCAGTCGACTTCTTCCTCTGCTAATCCTGAAAGAAGAAATGCGTCCAAAACATCCTGCCAACCCTTTCTATTTTGAAAAGCCTCGTAGTGTAGGAAAGTATAGGGATAGTGTTTCGGTCTTTCTTCGTATTTAAATATGTCCCCGTCATAGCCTAGGGGACAAACCGTACTTTCAAAACCAGCCCTCTTGAAGGTTTCCTGAACAAAGGTGGAAGGTACTATTATATGAGTAGCCATGGAAAGATGAATCTTCCAGGAATCAGGGACCTCGTCCCCCTCCAGCATGGTGTATAGGATAGTCTTGCCCTTAGCAAATTGAACTGTGGGCGGGGTATGTAGGATTAGTGTCCACTCATTACCACTATTAGCCGGCTCCAAATCTATCCCGAACCTAGGTAGGAATTTCTTGAAATACTCACGAGTCATACCGTAACCGTTGCCTGTGTTAGTTGTGGTTAAAAAGTTAACCTTCATAGTAAAAGAGTAGCCCTCTTGCGAGGGCCACTCCCAGTTGAGTTGAGATGACTTCAACAAGTCTATTATACCATGTTAAGTCTTTACAACACAGCCGAAGGTATCTCTGTATTCAGAGACACCATACAGCACATCTCCAACAACTTTCTCTGACAAGTAGTCAATATCGTATTGACTCTGAATCCTAATATCCTTCTGCATCGCCAAGGCAAAAGCCTCTTTGTGGAACATAAGGTTATGATTCCCTGCCGGAGAACCTGTCGTGGTGACATTGGTTGTGAAGTAAACTTTAACGCCGTATAACTCACCAAACTGACCCCTGATTATCGGGTTTTGCTGTCCACCAATTCCTGTTGCGTCGTACCTAATGAAATTGTCCTGAAGCAGGAAGTTTGCCTTCTCGCTGGCGACAAATACTGCCGATCTGTCGGTTTCAGGAGCATCAGCCATATCAAGGTAGGCAATAGCTGCTACGAATGTATCATCCGTAATAGCCGTGTTGTCTGACCCGACTGATTGACCAAGGTTCACATACAAAGCCAGAAGATCGGTGTCGATCTGCTTAGCCAATGCGTACCCTACTTTATTAGAGTATTCGGTCAGGAGGTTGGTGTTGGACTGCGCAGCCACGATGTCTTCAAGTTTAAACGCGGCATATTTATGCTTGTTTATACTAATTGAGGTCTTATCTTCAGTGATGGTCTCGTAAGTCACAATCGTGCTTGCAGACTTATCACCAACAGACAAGTTGGAAATATCAACAATATGGACGGTATCGCCCTTTTGTTTAATATCCCCCTCAAAGTCTCGAAGAACCAGACGGGCCATGGTAAGGTTAGACTCTACCGCTCTTTTTACTTCCCTCGACCAGATCTCGGGAATAAAATTAGCAGCAGTTGTAGTCGTTATATTACCTGTAGCCATTTTAAGTTCCTCCTTAAAAATTTAATACATTAAGGAGTAGTTACTCAAGTCTACCGCCATTCTTAGCCATTTGTCTCAGGATTTTATCCCTGTGAGTCTCATACTCGGAAGGAGACATTGAATCTACCTCCAACTTCGTATAGTAGTGCTCTTTGACAACACTAGAACCAGCCGACCTTTCAGTATCTACCCTCTTTACGGGTTCCTCTGAAGATTTAATCGGTGCTTCTTCACCAACGGTTATAGACTCAAGATATGTCGGAAGGTGTCTTTTAACTGAAGCTATTGCCTGATCCCATGTGTACTCCGTTCCCAGCTCTTCTTCAACTGCTGGGATGCTCCACGGTGCTCTTAAAAGAATATCCTTTAAGGGCTTTGGGACATTCCTGTCGGCTAAGCCTTCAAGAATTAACTGTCTCATTTCAAGCTTCCCTCGTTTTTGCGCTTCCTCCTCAGCTATGGACTTATAGCGTTCGGCTTCAGACATCTCTGCCAGCTTATCGCTTTTCTCCTTAGCCTTGGCGGCATCGAGTTTAGCTCTCATTTCGTCCAGTTCGGCTTTAGCTGCTTTCTCACGCTCTCTTGCGAGTTGAATTGCATGTTGCCAGTTCTTACTGCCTTCCGGTAAACTTGTGTCGTCAGTCAGTTCGGTTGATTCAACTTCACTTTCCTGCTTGACTTCCTCGTCAACGGTTAAGTTCGGATCGGATCCTGTCGTTTTGACATCCGTCATAAATTATTCACCTCCTAATTGTAAAAGAACCAATACCTATATTAGTAGCACATCTAGGGGTTATTTCAAGGAAGGCTTGTTCAGGAGTTCTTCAATGTCCTTGTCGTACTGATTCAATAAGTCTTCGCTCAACTTATCGTACTCTTCACTGGATATTACATTCTTCTCTAGTTTGGTGGAGAGATTCTTAATTTCGTTGTTAAACTTAGTCTTCAATCTCTTCATCTGAAGATTAGATCTATAATCACTAGCTGCCTCATTCTCCACCTGCGGTCCTATTCTTACGGGGAGAAACTCCCCAAGAGGTGAGCCCTTTCTAACAGCGAATCCTTCTGGTTCAAACTCATTGGATTTACCAGGTAAGGTGGTAGACAAACCAGGAATACGGGATTTTATAGTACCAACAAGACCCTCTGCTTCTCGCACCGTTCTATCTGTGGCTCTAGCGGTTGCCCCCACAAGGGAGGAGAAGGGAACCAGTGTAGATGCTGCTAAATTTGATAGAAACTTATCGGCGTTCTTTTCGGGATCGTCAAGCACATCCAAAAAATTAGACAGTCCCGTTAGAAATGTTTTATCTTTGTAACTTTTAAAAATATTCCATAGAGCAGCGGAATAATCCTCTAGTTTGGGACTTAGACCAGTTTTATTGTAACTATCGTAAAGTGTGGCAACCAGAGAAAGGTGGGACGAAAGAGGTTCTGGTAAACGACTAAATTGAATCCAATTATCTCCCACCCTTACAGAATAGGGACCAGGAATACCTTCCGCATACAAAGCGTCCCTTTCTTTAGCATTACTTGGAAAATCTCCTATTATTTTACCCTCCCCGAAGTAGGAGGCCAGAATCCCCAACTCCAAAGTTCCAAGTGACGCCGAGGCCATTCTTCTATTTCTTTCTATCTTGTCTAGTCTTCTCCAATTAACAGCCGTTCCTACCAAACCTAAGGGGGTAGTTTCATACAAGCCAAACTTAGCTACATTAGAAACCGACCTAATAAAAGGAATAATAAATTTAAGCGGAGAAAACTTTCCGAGACCTTTAGGAAGATCTAGCCCTATATCTCTAAGCTTAGTGAAGGCTGTAATATCTGTCCCAACATCCTGATATATAAGTTTTTGTGCCAACGCTTTAGCCTTTTCCAGCATTTCTGCTGTTGGATTTTGGATAAGCTCCGCCGCTCTTCTTGTGAGATCTTCTCCCTTCAACCCCTCTTTTATGGCTGTATGGTAGGCCTGTTTATATAATTCGGCGGTTTCGTTGGCCGTTCTGAAAATCTCGTCCTCTGCTTTTAACGCCCTGCCAGGTTTAGACATAATCTTGCCGTATTTTCCTTGGCCTAACGGACTTTTAGGTATGTTAAATCTTGTTATATCTGTGGAACTAACCCCACTAGCCGCAGTTTTTAACGCCTCCCTAAACCCACTCCTAAGACCATGCAACCCTCCCACAAGTTCTGGTCCCCATTCTTTCATAAATACATCCCGTTCTTTTCCTGTAACCGCACTCTCTAAAACATCTATTCCAACTTTTAACGGGTGAGAACCCGTATGCCAAACCATTCTGGAGAGGTTTCCTAAAGAATTAACAAGATGTGTGGCTGTACCAGAAAGCACATTGGCAAAAAATTGTGCTTCTATTTTTTCCATAAAAGTTGATGGAAGTTTCTTCCCCAACTCTCTTAAAAGACCTCGCATAATTTCTTTCTGCTCATCGGCTGTTTTAGCCGTTTGGTAAAGATTCATAGTTTCCACAATAGCTTTGGATGTTGCTGTATCCAAAAACGGGAGTCCCAACTTCTCCGCTAATTTAGAAGCATACGCCGCCTCATCAAAAGCTCCT